GGACTTTGCCATTTCTCAAACCTGAATACTTCATGGATCGCACCGAGCGCGTGGTCTATGAGACCATTGCAGAGTTTGTATCCAAGTACAACAAGTCTCCTACGGTTGAGATCATTACGATTGATCTCTCTAACCGCGATGGATTGTCAGAAGAGGAATTCAAGCAGGGCAAGGAACTTCTTGGTGAACTTGCCGACTTTGACAAGCCTGATACCAAGTGGTTGATCAATTCCACCGAGAAGTTCTGCCGCGACAAGGCTGTCTACAACGCCATCATGGAATCCATTCAGATCATTGACGGTAAGGGCAACAAGACACAGAACGCGATTCCCGAGATACTGTCAACTGCGCTTGCAGTTTCCTTTGATGCTCATGTAGGTCACGACTTCATTGAGGACTACAATGAGCGGTTTGACTTCTATCATCAGATTGAACGCAAGATGCCGTTTGACTTGGAGTACATGAACAAGATCACGCAGGGTGGTGTACCAAGCAAGACGCTGAATGTCATCCTCGCGGGTACGGGCGTGGGCAAGAGCCTGTTCATGTGTCACCATGCTGCAAACTGTTTGATCACAGGAAACAATGTTCTCTATATCACTTGTGAGATGGCAGAGGAGCGGATCGCAGAGCGTATTGATGCTAACCTCATGGACATCACGATGGATGACTTGAAGAAGTTGCCCAAGGACATCTACACGCGCAAGATGCAGCGTATCATGTCCTCTACTTCATCCAAATTGATCATCAAGGAGTATCCGACCGCTACTGCAAACGCGATGCACTTTGAAGCACTCTTGGATGAATTGCGACTGAAGAAGAACTTCAAGCCTGATGTGGTGTTCATTGATTACCTGAACATCTGTGCCTCTAGTCGCTTCAAGGCAAACTCCAATGTCAACTCCTACACCTATGTCAAGGCGATTGCAGAGGAACTTCGTGGCATGGCGGTGAAGTATGATGTTCCAATCTTTACGGCTACACAGACAAACCGTGAAGGCTTTGCCAACAGCGATGTGGAATTGACAAATACAAGTGAGTCATTTGGTCTTCCTGCCACCGCAGACTTCATGGTTGCTCTGATCTCCACCGAGGAATTGGAGGAACTTGGACAACTCATGGTCAAGCAATTGAAGAATCGCTACGGCGACCCGTCCGCATATCGCCGTTTCGTGATCGGCGTTGACCGCAGCAAGATGAAGTTGTTTGACTTGGATGCCGCTGCACAGAAGGGCATTTCTAAAATGGGTGAGAAGGAAGATGATGATGAGGTTGAGATGCCCGAAGGCGGCGGTGGATTTAAGACTTTCCGTCAGCGTAGGGATGAAAAATTTTCCAAGAGAAACTTTGACAACTGGTCTTGACAGCAGCCAATATACAAGGTAAGATTACGCACTATGACATATCGCTTGCACATTGACATTCCGATTGATGCGTGTTCTGTTGCAGAGGCGCAGGAGAAGGTACGGCTGATTCTGTCCGAACTCTCAATCCGAGAGGGAATGCCGATGTCCCGTACCCTTGCAGAGGAAATCAACTTTAGATTGGGACATGATGATGATCGACAGCGTTCAAATTATATGGAGATCGATTCTAGGGGGCATTGCTCAAGCAAGAAGTCAACGATCAGGGTCGCCTGATTATCGTTGTCCGACTTGCAAAGAGTGTGGCTGTGCTACAATTCGTTCCCGTAGAGATCATGTCTTTCAAATGGGAAGCAACGAAGAAGTAAGAACAGAACCCTTGGTCATGGCTAGAGTTGTCTACAATATCCCTGTATTTCAATGCACCAATCAGAAGTGCGGTCTATACTACATGGATCCCGAGGGAGAGAAGCAGTTTGAAACTTTAGAGAAGGCTTTGAAGAAGGAAATTAAGACCCGAAGACGGGTCTAACAAATGGGACGAGGGGGTCTTTGGTTGGCCCAGGAGAGTTTATACCTCTCTGGAACAGGTTCGATTCCTGATCGTCCTACTCACAACTACATACAACAACCCTTTTAGGAGAGATTACTATGCTGATTCCAAGTCCAAATTTCATTATCGTTGAGACAACCCAAGAAGTTTTCAATTCTCAGGTTCAAGGCAATCCACAAGATTCCGGTTTGTTGTCCCGCAGCCTTCCTGTTTTGGTCGGCAAGGTCTATGCCATCGGGGACACGCAGTTCTCTGATAGTCCCGTCATGGGCGATGGTCGCTCATTCTCATGGGCGCGTAAGCCCGAAGAATTTCCTCTGGCTAATGGAGAGGAAGTGGTCTGTCAGTATTGGGAACACGCCACACAGCACGAAGATAAGTATCTGTTCATTGTGGCAAAGGGCAGCATCCTTGGTGTGTACCGCAATCGTGAGACAGTTGAGGCTACCCTTTTTGATAATGCACAGCCTGAACTTGAACTGGCAAACTAAATACAACAACCCTAGTCAAACTTACCCCGCAGGAGATAGCATCTCCCGCCCGACAACCCCCTGAAATACGGGGGTTGTTTCTTATTATTGAGTATGCCTGTAGGCTAAATACGGTGATGATAGCCAATTTTTCAAGTCTGATGTATGCTCCCTCCTGCCCTCTTAATGAGGCTGTGGAGACACAACATCTTGAGCATATTGAAGACTTGATGTTCAAGGATTTGGACAATGGCATCAATAGTTCCATGACTTTGATGACTAATATCACCAAGTCCTTGGCTAGTAAGACCCCCACCGCCAAGATGGTCATTACCACCAAATGGGATGGCGCACCCGCTATCGTTGCGGGAAAGCATCCCTCAAACGGCAAGTTCTTTGTTGCCCTGAAGCACGCAACCACCTCCAAGAATCCAAAGATAAACTTCACGCTTAAGGACATCAAAACCAATCACGGGGATAATGCCGATCTAGTGAACAAACTCACTCTTTGCTTGGAGAATCTTCCTGCGGTACTTCCTTCTAGCGGAGTCTATCAGGGCGATCTAATGTTTAGTCCAACATCCCGTAAAGAGATGGAAGTTGACGGCGTAAAGAACTATGTGTTCCGTCCTAACACTATTCTTTATGCAGTCCCCGTAGATTCACCATTAGGCAAGAAGATCGGTGCTGCCAAGTTGGGAATCGTGTTCCATACGGTGTATACAGGGAAGTCGGATACGCTGCAAGGAATGAACAAGGGAACGCTTGCCAATCTAGACGGTTTCAAGCAGACAACGAATGTATGGTTCTCTGCTGCCACCCTGCCTTCTCCACCAACAGGCAAGACATTCATCACAACTGGTGACTCCGAACAGATAATAGCCCTACTCAAGTTAATGAAGCCATTGGCTCCCAAGGTCAAGACATTCTTGAAGATAGTGGTCAAGGCACACAAGACTGATATCTTTGATGAACTCATGCCATTCATCAATTCAGGTGTCAGAGCAGGCATTTCAAAATACGATTCTTCAAGATTGAAAACACACATTGCCTCCAAGTATGATTTGGCAATTTCAAAACTCAAGCAACCAAAGAACCAAGCAGCAAAGCAGAAAGCGAAGATGGACGCAATCAAGTTCATTGATGCTTATGCTGCACAATTTGATCAAATGTTCCAACTACACTCGCTCATCAGCGAGGCAAAACTAATCGTCATCAAGCGGCTTTCTGAAGTCAAGACGATTGGAACTTACCTACCTACAACTAAAGGTATCAAGGCTACGAACCCCGAAGGTTTTGTTGCTGTTTGTGGTGATACCTGTCAGATGATCAAGTTGGTAGATCGTATTGAGTTCGCACGGGCAAACTTTAACCTAGCCAAGGATTGGAAGTTATGAAGACCTTTTCAGAAGCAACGAAGAACGCCAAGCCGAAAAAGAAGTCGGTAGTCTTTGCATTTGGTCGCATGAACCCACCTACAACAGGTCACGGTGTTCTTGTAAAGAAGGTCATGGATGAAGCAGGGTCGCGCAGCGCAGACCACTTCATCTTTGTTTCCAAGTCCCAAGACGCAAAGAAGAACCCACTCACACACGCGCAGAAGGTTTCCTACCTACGCAAGTTGTTCCCACAGGGCAACTTCCCGTTGAACAAGGCAGCGAATCCATACGAGGCTGTTCTCTATCTGTGCGAACTAGGCTATACCGATATCACCATGATTGCAGGGAGCGATCAGGTTGACAATTTCAAGGGCATCGCTGCCTACAAGGGTAAGGTCGCAGAGAAGGATCCAAAGAAGCGCAAGTACTCGTTTGATTCTTTCCGTGTCGTACAAGCAGGAGAAGAGCGTGTAGAGAAAGTCAGCCTAGCCGATATTGACAAGATGTTGAAGAAGGGCAAGGCAGTTGATCCAATGTATATGTCTGCATCGCTCATGCGGGCTGCTGCATTTGCCAAGCGGTTTGACATCTTCTCTATCGGCATTCCTGGTAACAAGACTCTTGCCAAGCAACTCTACAACGATGTTCGTAAAGGCATGGCACTCAACGAAGAGTATATCCCCGAGGCTGCCGATGATCCAAAGGACAAGGTTACGATCCTTGCACTCACATCGTCCGACAAGGACTTGAGCGATACAATTGAGAAGATGCAGGAAATCTGCAAGCGGCGTAAGATTGAGTTCTATGCCCTCAAGACATCCAAGGCACAAATTGATCTTTCAAATGTCGCTTCCAAGAAGGTCGTCATCAAGAACTATGATGGCGAAGGCAAGGATGCAACAATTGTACCAGGCAACACCGTTGCAATCGTTCGTGGCGGCGTGATGAACACCGATATCGGCGTTGCTATTATGACCATCTTGCAGAACAATGGCGTGTTTATGATCAATGAGCGTGGTGGCATGGAACTATG